ATATGTTTGGTCTTCTTGTTCTATTAAAGCCGCTACTCTAAGACCTTGGTAATACACTTTACTTCGTGCTTCACCATACAAATTAACTTCAGATTCATATAAGTTATACTTGTAAACATCAACTTCTGTGTTTATAAATTCACCTATAAGTTCTTCATTAATGGTTTCTATCAGTTTAAAGTCTCGTGACCTATAAAATAAACCCATTATTTATCCTACATATATCTTTAGTGGTGCTCCTGCAAGTACAGAAAGCATATTTTCATTTTCTTCTCGTTGTGCTTCAAGTTGTAATCTACGACTACTCTGTTCTAAATTCTCTCTAAGTTGTGTAACTAACTCCTCTTTTTCTTGTTGTGCTTGAGAAACAAGTTCTCCACCATTTAGAGTAACTTCGGAACCAGGTACTGGAACACTTGAGTATTTACTTCTTACAAAACCTAATAACTCTCGTGATAATGCAAGAGTATATTTTCTAATCCATTGTTTTCCTACATCATTAATATAAGAATATGTAAAATTACTATAAGGTATATTTGAGTAATTAGTTACTGTGCCAAGTGTACTTGTAACAACTGCATTTCTATCTGCTTTTTCAATATACTGAAAATGTATTTTACTTGGTGTTGTACCACCCCCATCATCTTTTGGTATAGGAAATATTCTTAATTTATTATTAATTAATTCAAATGAATATGCTGACTTTCTAATTTGGTCATTAAATTCTATCGCTTGTAATCTTAGTATATCAGAGTAAATTGGCATTAAAATAAAACTAACTCCTGGTGAGTAATTACCAAAACCAAAAGAATCTAACATTGCATTCATTCCCATTCCCGTCCCAACAAATGGGTCAAAGTATCTTTGTATAGCAGATGGAGTTGCCCACAGAGCATCTAAGTCATAATCTTGTTGGTCTGCTACGGTGTCAATTGAACCACTATACCAAGTTATATTTCCACCACTTCCTGCTTCAGCACCATAATTTTCTGCTATGGTAACTGCACGAGCAAGAGGATTTGGATTTATTTCAACATTGGTCATATCACTACCAGTTGGTGCTCCTTTTACATTTAATAAATTTTCTCTTATTTGAAACTGATTCACTTGTGAACTATATTCACTAACAGACTCTTCAAAACAAGCATAGAATTGAGAGTCTTGTAGTTCAATATCTGTTATAGGATATCCGAGTCTTTTTGCGCACCAATTTGCTACATTTGGCCCGTCACTCTGAAAAGATGAATCTGTATCGTATTGACCGAAAGGAGTTGACCCACTAATTGCCGAACCACTTCCTGGCCATATAGGTATATCTGCCATAAATTTACTCCAAAGATATAATGTTTCTTATAGATAAATATCAAGTAACCTAAAAATTAGACTTATAGGTTAAAAAAAAAGGGGGAAGTAAACTTCCCCCTTATTTTATCAGGTTATGATTAAATTGCTAATCTTAGACTTGGTCTAAATGTGCAATCTGAATCTTACCATAGAACTCAGGTCTAACCATCTTCTTCGCGTAACGAGTCATCACACCTTTTCTTGGTGTAAAGTTCGTTGGGTCATAGACCAACGGAGTCATGATGAGAGGTACATACGGAGCATAAACAGCACCAGTTTCAAGGAACTGAGAACCACGATAACCCATAAGAATAATATTCTCGGTCATGTAAGGGTTCTTGTAAACCGTGAAACGATTGTTTAAAGCACCGATTTTCTGTACACCCATTGCGAACTGACTTTGGTCACCATCTGAATCAGCTGCATATCCAGGAATTGACTCAAGGATTGTAGCCACAGATGGAGAAGTTACCAAGAAGTTTGCTCCGCCACGAAGTGTTTTACGATGTATTTCATTAGATATCTTCTGAATCTTAATACCTAATGTTTGATACCAATTGTTCTTAGTATAAGCATTAGATGCACCAGAAATTTCAGAAAATCTATCTTCGCCACTACCTAATCCGTCATCTTCAAAACCGACTTTAGCTGACCAATTAGCAGATGAAACTGCGTTCTCAATTAACATATCAAGGATTTCCAAATCAATTTCCATTGAAATGTATTCACTTAACATAGAAGTCAATTCTGCTTCTGCGTCAATTGAGTGGTAAGCGTTAAGGTCTTGAGCGAATTCAGGAGTCCATGATGCTTTCAATTTACGAGTCTTTGCGACAATTGTCTCAGACCTTAATTGTACATCAATCTCAGGAATGTCAAGAGATACTGCTGAACCAGATGTAGAGGTATCTTCAAAATCACCTCTTGTTACATCTGTAGGTTGCTTCTGATATTTGACAACGATGTTCTCAATGTCATCAGAACCAGACACGATAAATTTAACATTACCGCTTG